TAACAGGTAATAGTATTAAGTCCAAGAAGATGCCAAAATACATTGAGAAGTTTTTGGATAAGGGAGTTAAACAATTACTTAGAGGTGAGGGTAAAGAATTTATTGAATGGTATTATGAGTATATCCAAAAGATATTTGACCAAAGAGTACCATTGGCTGAGATTGCATCTAAAGCAAGGGTTAAATTAAGTGTTGAGGATTACATAAAACGTAGTAAACTAACAACTAAAGCGGGTAATCTTAATTCAAGAATGGCACATATGGAACTTCTTATTAGGGATAATATACAATCAAATCTTGGTGATACGATTCTTTATGTGAATAATGGAACAAAGGCATCTCACGGAGACGTTCAAAAAGTTAATGAAAAAATGACTAAGAAGGAAAAAGATGAATACTTTGAGAAACATGGTAAAATGCCGGTACTTGGTTCACACGTAGAATTAAATTGTTATCGTATTAATCCTTCAGACTTAGAAAACAACCCCGAAATGTTAGGGGAATATAATATCCAAAGAGCAATTGCAACTTTTAACAAACGAGTTGAACCTTTGATGATTGTATTTGACGATGAGGTTAGAGATACTTTATTAGTTAAAAATCCTGAAGATAGAAGTTTCTATACCACAGATCAATGTAAATTGATTAATGGTAAACCATTTAGTCTTGGAGACCAAGATGATGTTTACGAAAACTTAATTAAAATGGAACAAGGTGAAGTAGAGTTTTGGGAATCTGTTGGTATTGATCCTAACTATATGTATGAATTAGCTGAAGAAGGTTGGGAAGAATTCGTGTGATGAGGTGTTTATGACATCTTCAATCCGTCTGAAGATAGGATATACCAATTACCCTGAACAAATTGAAATTGGACGCAAGCCCCCTTTTCTAATAATAGTTCATCCCACTCCTCATCAATTTTTCCTGTGTTAGGTTTAACTAAAACACTAACCAATGATTTTATAATAACACGATTGGTAGTTTCAGAGTTTAATAAAATTTCTGATCCACCGATTGTTTTAACAATAATTAAATCCTCACCATTAGTAGTATAATTTTTTTCAAACAAAATTAAATTATCATATTTATTTTTGTCTTCTATTACGATATTTTGTTTCATTACTGTTTTTCTTATTGGTATTTCTTTAATTATTGGCATATTAAATAACGTAAATTTGTCTTGGAAACGCTCTAAATTTCATTGCCTTATTTAAGTTATCAGCAATTAACGCTTCACGTTCCATTACCTTTTCAGGTTTTAATCTTGTTAGACGACCTTCAGCACCAATTAATTCATCAATTAATTTTGTTTTTTCATCTTTTGCCTCAGTTGCTAATGCGGCATAATCCATAGTTAAATCACCATCAGGGGATTTAAGGTTACCACTGAATTTACCTCTTACTCTTGCCAATGTTTCTTTACAATATGCAATAAACCATCTTCTAACCCAAACTTGAGCCGGATTATTAAGATCTAACCAACTAATTTTATCGTAAGGTACGTCAGAAGGTAATTTAATAATATCAGGATTGTTTTTTAAACATTCGTCCCTATCTTCAGGACCAACATCATAATACCAATACCAAACTCTACCTTTCATCATTGTGGAATTACCAAAGTCAAATTTACCACCAGGAGTGTTCATTAAGTGAACTGCTTTCTTACCTCCCGGTAATGCGGTTACCCTATACGTTAAATCTCCCGAAATAATTCTTTTTTGAATGTTGATCTCTTGCATTCTTAATAACATATCAAACGCTGGCATCATAAAATAACTTCCTGCCATGTTACCCATTTGTGCGAATCCACCTGCTCCACCAATACCACCACCAAATTCTCCAAATCCAAATCCTGCCCCAAACATTGAATTATTTAAAGTTGCTGGTGTAAACCATAACAATTCATTAAGTTCTCTGTTTTCAGGGATTTCGTATATTTGTTGGTTATGAACTAATTGTATAAAATCTTTTTTCAATACTGAATCACCACCCGCTTGTAGACCTACAATTTTAGAGTAAGCATAAGTGTATCGTGTTTCGTAATCTAAACTTCTTGTTGTAAACGCTTTTGATAATGACTGAGTGTCCATATTTAAGTTATACAAATTAGTCCACTGAGATTCAGTTAACCAATCTTGGACGTATTGTGAATATTCGTCAATAGAAAATTCAAGAAGAGTGTCCATTTGTTCCTCTTCCAATTCTACACTTCTAAGTGGTGCACCTAAAACGTGTTTCACTTTTTTGTATAGGTCACTTCTTTCTGGTTCGTTAATTATTGACATATGAGTTTTATTTATAAATATCTTATTATTTTGTTCTTAACAAATATAATTCGTTAACAAATTCCCAATTAACGTGATTCCAAAAATTATTTATATATTCATCACGCTTATTACGATATTTTAGATAGTATGCGTGTTCCCACACATCAAGACCTAATAGTGGATACCCACCATCTTTAACCACATTCATTAATGGATTATCTTGATTGGATGTAGATATAATTTTTAATCTATTATTCTTAGTTAAAATTAACCAAGCCCATCCTGATCCAAATCTATCTTTAGCGACCTGATTAAATTCATCTTTTAATTTTTTAATATTTCCGTATTGTTTTGTAATTTTTTCAAATACTTCACCACTTGGTTTTTGTTTGGTTGGACTTAACATTTTCCAAAATAAAGCGTGATTAAAAGCACCACCAGCATTATTTCTAACTTTAGTATCATACTTACTAATGTTTTTGATTATATCTTCTAATTCAACATCTCCTTTTTTATTTGATAAGGCATCATTTAATTTCTTAACATAACCTTTATAATGTTTGTTGTAATGGATATCCATAGTTTCAGGATCTACAAATTGTTTCATTGATGAATATGAATATGGTAATTTTTCAATACCAATTTTTTTCATTTCCATTATAAAATCTTTTTTGATATTTTGTTTTTCTGAAATTAAAATTTGTTCATTAATAAGATTAATTTTATTGTTAATCCCTTTAAACCCTTCAAAAACATATTCATTGAATTGTGGATATTCTTCTTCAAACATTTTAATTAGTCGGCCACCATACGCATTTGCCTCATCTTCATTCTGACCACCTATGTTTGGACCTTGTTCTCTTTTAAGAACATTTATTTGGTAAGCATGAACCCACTCATGAGCTAATGTTCTCATTATATCACGATTTAATCTACCATCAGTTAATACTTTAATTCCATTTTTTGGGTGTTGACTACCTGTAGACATTCCACCTGTTTTTTTACCCACAAATTGAATAGTGATATCCTCCTTTAATTGATAATTCTTTTGTAAGAATTTAATAAAGGTGTGAATTAACTCGTTATACTTTGGATCAAGACCTGAATTTATACGTTTGATGCTTACTTTCATTAATGATAAATATTATCAATAACAAAAATATTTATCTTCTCTTGTTAATTAAACCAAGAATTTCCTCAACAACATCACCAACGTTTTCAGGTTGTTGATCACCCATAACGGTTCTAATGATTTCTTTTTTACGATTTAGTATGTCATATACCGCACCTTCTATTGTATTTTCATACAATGGGTAATAAACAAGTACATTTGATTTTTGACCATAACGATACGCCCTATCTTCAGCCTGAGCGTGTTCAGCGGGAACAAATGATAGGTCATTCATAATAACAACCTCAGCGGCAGTTAAAGTTAAACCAACACCGGCAGCTTTTAAATTCCCCACAAATACTTTAATCTTATCGTTCTCTTGAAACTCATCAACTGCGTTTTGACGATGAGGTTTGGAACAACTACCATCTAAATAAACTGCTTGTTTACCAAAATGTTGATAAATAGTTTGTAAAGTATCCGTGAAATTAGTAAAGATTATAACTTTCTTACCTTGTTCAATAATGTTCTCCGCAAATTCAATCGTTTGTTTTGTTTTTTCATTTGCAATAACCTTCCTTACTTTCATCAATTTTGAGAACTGAACGGTAAGAGAGGATGACTCATCCTTTTTGTTATCAAACCAATCATAATACTCACCCATCAGTTCTTCATACTCTTTTGATTTCAAACGAAGATATACAGGAGAAATAATTTTATCGGGAAGATCCAATACATCTTCTTTTAATCTACGAAGAATTTGTTTTGAAGTTCTATCTCTTAACTCTTCCAAATTAGACGCCCCCGTTACGTTCCAAACTTTTCTTCTACCCGCCATAAATTGGTAACCCTGACAATAACGAATAGCGTAAGCCATCCAATTTTGTGCAACAGGTGATTCAATAATATTCAGTAAGTTATAGTAGTTCATTGGACGAGAAGTCATTGGAGTTCCCGTTAATAACCAAACTCTTTTAATATCCTTAACAAAATGATTTATAATTTTTGTTCGTTGAGCTTGTGGGTTTGATATCATATGTGCCTCATCTAAAATAACAAGGTCAAAGTTTGATTGATTTAATATTGATCCATTTTTCTTTTTTGGGCCAGTATCGTGGAAATTTTTTAGAATATCATAATTAACGATAACAAAATCAGATTCAGTTGAAAATTTCTTACCTTCTGCAATATAAACAGGTCTATCTGAATAATTTTCAATTTCACGTTGCCAGTTAATCTTTAATGATGCGGGACAAATAATTAATATTTTCTTTGATCCTGTCTCTAAAGCAGCAATGATTGTTGCAGTGGTCTTTCCAAGACCCATATCATCAGCAAGAATGAATCGTCTTGATCCTGCCAACTTCTCTACCGCTTCTTTTTGATGTTCCAATGGAGGTCGGTGATCATATTTAGAATAATCAACCTCAACTTTTTCAACATTGTGAGTTTTTATTAAAGAAGATTTAGGAACCCAAAATTCTGTTAAAGGATCTTTTTCAAAGAACTTACCCCAAATATGATATGATTTTTCTTTCTCAACCAATAATTTCTCAATGTAAATTTTTTCAGGAGTTTCCATCAAATATCTTTCTTCGGCAAACTTCTTTGCAAAATATGTATCAAGATCAACCCACTTACGAGCAACCTTAGGAACCGTATCAAAATAATTTATAATGTAATCCGATTGAGTTCTTGTTGGGTAAAACTTTTTACTAGTTTCTTTTTTTGTTTTTAGGTACAATATATGATTGTTGGCACCCGAATACGAGTCCAATAAGGACAAAGCTTTATGCTCTATTAGTGACGGGGCAACTTCCAAAATTTTGTTTTTTATAAAAATAACAATAAAAAAGATATTTATCAATAAATACGACAAAATGGCGAATAGAGTTCCTATAACAAGATTAGGTAAATTTTTTGGTGATAACGATTTTAACCTTGAGGTTGAGATGGGTCAAGAGTGGTTGGTTGGTGATATGAATTTCACTTGTGTACTTTATAGAGTTGATAAAGTAAAAACCAAAATTGATGATGTATATGGTGAAACGGTTAAAGATGGTATTAAATTTTTACCACCTGTTGAGTTCAACGCATATATTGGAATTGCCGCACCTGAAAATAAATTCTTGGGTTCCACAAAAATGGATCAACTTGAACCTGGTAATATTACAATGTCGGTTTATTTAAAAACTTTAGAAGATTTAGAAATTGATATTCAGTTTGGTGATTATGTTGGATATTATGATACGGAAAGTTTTGTGAGGTACTATACTGTTGTTAACGATGGTCGTGTCACTTCGGATATAAAACATACTTATAAAGGATATAAACCTTTTTATAGGACAATAATTGGATCACCTGTCGGACCAAACGAATTTAGAGGATTATGAAAATAATAACTAATGAAAAAGAAGGGTTGTTAAAAAATAAAATTAACAATTTAATTGGTAAAAAAGTAATGTGTTATTATGACTTACATAGACACACATTTTCGGTGACTTATAATGGACTTGTTATGTTAAAGGCAGACTATTTAAAATTAAATGATGTTGAGTTTAGAGTAAGACAAGGTGGAAAACAAAAAGTAAGAGACGAAAAAAGAAAAAATGTTCACGCATTTGTTATTGGTAATTTAGATGATTATTGTGAATTTCCTTGTGGGAATATTCCCGTACCTGAATCAAATGATGTGGTCACATACAATCCTTACAAATATGATTCTTTTGTTAATAAAACAACGGAAGAACCAATTTATAAGTCAAATGAAATTGAAATGATTAACATTAAAGATAAAATATTTTTAATAAACTAATATGGGGTTACCTAAAAAAATAAAAAAAGACATATCATTAATACCTAAGAAGACACTTCTTCCTAGACGACATGAGATTGCCGATATGATTTCGGAAGATGGTACTTATTTACCTAAAAGTTTATTACATGCTGATTTAGATAGAGGGTTTTTAGATTTTGTTAAAGACGGACTTAAAACCGTAGTTGAAGGAAAAACGGTACCAATGGTGGATGTTTTAATAACAACACAAAATTGGGCTCAATTTGTTGAAACTTGGAACTTTGAAAATATTGATAAGAATGTTGAACCACCATTTATTACGGTGATCAGAACACCTGAAGTTAAGTATGGTAGTAACCCAGCGGTTATGTACAACATTCCAAACAGAAGATTATATTACTACGCAAAAGTACCAACTTGGGATGGTCAACGCCATGGAATGGATATTTACAAAATCCCACAACCTGTTCCTGTTGATATAAAATACACCGTTGCAATTGTTTGTAATAGAATGAGAGAGTTAAATAAATTCAATCAAATTGTATTAGAAAAATTTGCATCAAGACAAGCTTATCAAACTATTAAAGGACACTATATTCCAATTGTTAATGATGATATTTCTGATGAATCAATAATGGATTTGGAAAAGAGAAAAGTATACATTCAAAAATATACTTTCACAATGATGGGATTTTTAATTGATGAAGATGAGTTTGAGGTACAACCTGCGATTACAAGAATATTCCAAATATACGAAACTGAAAGTAAAATTAAAAAAAGAAAACCTAAAAAAGAAGTTCCTAATTCACCACAAACTGCAACCTTCACATATTCAGATATTGACACAGAAAAGGAGGAAACATTTCATTATACCGTAAATATGCGTTTTATGGGTAGTGAAAACGTGGATTCATATTCTGTTTTTATTAATGGTGATTACTATGGTGATGATGTAGTTGTGGTATTAGTTAATAATGGGGATGTAATTAAAATAACAATTAATAAAGATAATCCTTCTGAACAATCTTCAATAGTATTTACTGAAGAGTTACTTTAATTCTCCCCGTAGATATCTTTTTTTTCCTTACATTTTTCAAAAATAAGGTTTTCCAAAAACCTATACATTTTAATACCACGTTTATCACAATACTTCTTTAGGGTCTCGTGTGATTCAACCGAAATCTTCAGGTTTTTTATCTTCTTAGTATCTTTATCCATAGGGCAGAAAAAAGGCAGAATAAAATCTTACCAAAATATAAATACTTTCTAATAAGTAAAGTTTTTCGTCAAATTATCAATATTTATATAATAAATAAAATTAAAACCAAAAATAAACTAAATTATGGCAACTAACGGTAAAGTATTCGTATCACCTGGTGTTTATACTTCTGAAGTGGATTTAAGTTTTGTGGCACAAAGTGTGGGAGTTACCACATTGGGTATTGCAGGTGAAACTTTAAAAGGCCCAGCTTTTGAACCGATATTCATCAAAAACTATGAGGAATTTCAAACTTACTTCGGAGGAACATCCGCAGAAAAATTTATAAACACACAAATTCCTAAGTATGAGGCGGCTTACATAGCAAAATCATATTTACAACAATCTAATCAATTATTTGTAACAAGAGTTTTAGGACTTTCTGGTTATGATGCAGGACCATCTTGGTCTATTGTAACTAAAGCAAATGTTGATCCAACTACCATTGACTTTTATTGTGATACACCACAAATAGTTGATTGTTTACCTTATTGTGATCCTGCAGATTATAAGATTATACCTTATGTTGTAGAATTTACAGGGTGCTCAAACTCACAATCAACTATTAGTTATACAACTTATTTCCCTGCTGAGATTGAAACTATTTTAACTGATCAGTTTGAGCAATTCAATGGAGGTGTATCAACATTAGAAACTCAAATCAATACTATGATTTTTGATGTACTTACTGATGCTAACCCATTTACTGCACAAACTAACACAATAGATTATTTCGGAACAATTTATGGTCCTGATTATGATGCGTTATCAACAGTTTTCGTAAATGAAACTAATGTTTATGGTGTACCTTCAGTATCAAGTACTGAAACTAATTATGAATCACCATATAATGACCCTTGGTATTATTCATTATTTACAAATAATGGTAATAATAGTTATTCAGGATTCTCATTCTATGCTTATGTTGATGATTTGGTTCTAATACCAGTAACTACAACAACAACAATTCCATTTACACCGACACCAACACCGTCGGCAGTTAATCCATGTGCTACGGCAACACCAGCATTATCACCTACACCTACACCAACTGCAGTTAATACTAATTGTTATACAGGTACAATTAATGGATCGGTTTATTATTATACAGGTACATCATATACTAACTTTGATGATTTAGTTGTCGGTACATTAAGATCAAGAGGTATTGCAACATACGCAGATTCAACAAACCCATTGTTTGAAGTGACAAATATTAATAATGTAAATTTAAATATGTCAGGACAATATGTGGGAGTTCTTAAAAATCCATATTTACCATTCGTTGTTAATGTAACAAATGATGATGGAACTGCATTCTCTTTTGAGACATCATTTGCAACTTCAGATTCTCAGTACATTTCTAAAGTATTTGGGTCAACTAACTTCCAAAAACCAAGAAAGAATGTTCCTTTATTCTTAGAGGAAAAATTCCAAGCTTTATTAAACTATGGATGGAACAAAGGTTTCATTAGAGGTTTGAGTTCAAACTTAATTGAATTAGATTCCGCACAAAGTGGACAACAAGATAGTATTGGATGGTACTTAGATAGATACCAATCACCAAGTACCCCTTGGATTGTATCTGAATTAAGAGGTACTAAAGTATTTAACTTGTTCAAGTTCTACTCAATTTCTGATGGTAACTCAGCAAACTCTGAAATTAAAGTTTCAATTATCAATATGTCATTCTCCAATGGAACGTTTGATGTAATTGTAAGAGATTACTACGATTCAGATGCTAACCCTACAGTTTTAGAGAAATTTACAAATTGTAGTATGGATTTAAATCAAAATAATTTCATCGGTAAAAAAATAGGTTCATTAGACGGAGAATATGCGTTGAACTCTAAATTT